AAGCCCGACGGCTTGGGGATGGGCCTGTCGATCTGCCGTTCGATCATCGACGCGCACGGCGGCCGATTGTGGGCGAGCGCGAACGCCCGCCAGGGTGCCATCTTTCAATTCTTATTGCCTGCGCACCCGGACAGTGCATCGTGATTGGGCGCCCGCTCCTGTGGGGACATCAGCTCGCCCGTCGGGAGTGTCGGCTTCGGGTCAAAACCAGTAAGGCTGAGAACGAGCATATGTTTTCCGCGTTACCTCCGATAGCTGACCTTCGACTCGGCGCTCGTGACCACCTGGATGCATTCGGTATTGAGATCGGTTGTGGGGGAGTGCTTCGAGCTTCCAAACTGGAGCTCCGAAATCACGCGCTACGAACTCACTGACTATGCGTGGGTCGGAAGGCAATTTCTCGACCTCTCGGGTCACCCCATAGCTGGATGAAAACTCGGAAGCCGCTCGGCGCGGTCGCGGAATGAGGTGCCGATCCCCGGTTGCGTCGAAGAAGTAAAGGGGACTGTCAGGTTATTGTACCAAGCTTACAGTCCAACCGCACCGAGATAGCAAATCAGTCGGATTTCCGGTATGGTTCTCCTGCCCGTCGTGAGACGCGCGACCCGAAGATGGAACCTGATGGCCGGCTATTCTGGAAATACCGAGGCCCTCGCGGTGCCGCTGGCGCCCGAGGGCTTTGGTTTTCGCCCGCCGCGAAAGCTGCCGGGGTACATCGAGTTCGGCGCAGCGACATTTCGAGCCGGGGCATCCGAGGCGGAAAGACCGCAGCGCGAGGCAGGGTTGCTCGGCTCGCTGGTTTATCGTCCAACGATATTTCGGCGGAACCAGATCGCATGGATTGCCGCTTGCTCCTGGCGCAGCTCGGCGAAGTCCGATGATCTTGCTGCCCTGAAGCGGGCGAAGCGGGATATCGATCGGATACTCATCGGCGAGGCGAGCGAGCTTACAGCGGCGCTCATCCGGCAGCTCCGTGGCGAACCGGCAGCAGACGCGATCACCTGCGTCCCTTGTGGCCATTCGCGCCGGCCGGATTGTTTCGGAAAGCGTCTGGCGCAGGGCGTCGCCGAGGCTCTCGCGTTGCCCTTCGTCCAGGTTTTTGCGGATCAGTTTTGCGAGGGCGTGTCGCACCCGAAAGAGTTCAAGAAGCTTCCGCCGCTTCGACAAGTTGCTGATCCGCTCCCCTCTATGATCATAATCGATGATCTTTCCGTCTCTGGATGGCACATCGAAGAATCGCTGCTCGCCCTTCGCCGGCTTGGCGTCGCAGCGTCTGCGGTGGCGTGGATCTCGGGATCGGTGACGTGAGAGTCGGGATCGTCGGAAGTCGGCGCCGAACCGACCGCGAGGCGGTCGAGGCTTGCGTTTCGGAACTCGCCGCGGAGACGGTCGTGATCACGGGCGGCGCAAGAGGCCCGGACCAATGGGCGGAGGAAGCGGCGCGGTCTCGTGGACTTGCTGTCGTAGTGCATAAGCCTGACCTGGAAGGCGTACGCGCTCGCTGGGAAGCGGCCGATCGCCACCATGCTCGGAACCAAAAAATTGTGGACGATTCGGATCGGATCATTGCCTTCGTGGCCCCAGACCGGCGAGGCGGCACCGAGGACACGATCCGCCGCGCCGAGCGTGCGGGAAAGCCGGTAGAAGTGCGGTAGTATTCCGTCCGATGAAACGGTTGAAGCTCACCAAGGACCGCCAGAAACGCTTCCTGACGGCTCTCGCCGAGACCGGCAGCGTGACTGCCGCGGTCGCGGTGGCGGGCACCAGCCGGACCCGTGTTTACGAACTCCGGAAAGCCGACCCGACGTTCGCAGCCGGGTGGGACGAGGCCGAAGAGATTGCCGCCGATAGGCTCGAAGAGGAGGCCCGCCGGCGCGCTGTCGAGGGCGTCCAGGAACCGCTTGTGAGCGGCGGCAAAATCGTTCGCGACGATGACGGCCAGCCGATCGCGATCCGCCGCTACTCGGACATGCTCCTGCTCGCTCTCCTGAAGGCGCACCGGCCGGAGAAATACCGCGATCAGAAGCTGATTCACTCCGGCGATCCACAGAACCCGATCGAGCACAAGGTGAGCCTGATGACGCCCGAGGAACGCGCATACCGCGTCTTGGAGCTCGTCGGGAAGGCTCGCCACCTCCCCCCGCCGTCCAATGCCGCATGAGATTGCGACTCTAACGGCGGAAGAACTCGCCCAGCTCGCACCGGCGGAGCTCGAAGAGCTGACCCTGATCCTCGAGACGGAGCGCCGCGAGCGGTTGCGGGCCGATCTTTCGTTTTTCGCCAGTGAATGCCTCAGGATCAAAGCCAAGAGCGGGGAGACGATCCCGCTGCGATTCAACCGCGCCCAAACCTACCTTCACACGCGCCTCGAAGAGCAGCGGCAGCGCACCGGCAAGGTTAGGACGATCCTGCTGAAGGGCAGGCAGACGGGCTTCTCCACCGCCATCGGCGCGCGGTTCTACCATCGGACGGCGCTGACCAAGGGCATTCAGACCTTCATCCTGACGCACGAGCAAGACGCTACCGACAACCTCTTCGACATGGTTGATCGGTTTCACCGGCACAATCCGCTCAGACCATCGACCGGCGCTGCGAACGCCAAGGAGCTGTATTTCGATCAACTCGACAGCGGCTATTCGGTAGGCACGGCCGGCACGAAAGCGGTAGGGCGCTCGCGGACGATCCAGCTTTTTCACGGTTCCGAAGTGGCCTTCTGGCCGAACGCCAAGGATCACTTCGCCGGCATCGTGCAAGCCGTGCCTGACTTACCAGGGACCGAGATCATTCTGGAAAGCACCGGCCATGGCGTCGGAGGTGAGTTTCACGAACGCTGGCAGATGGCCGAAGCCGGCATCGGGGATTATGAGGCGGTTTTCATACCGTGGTTCTGGTCCGAGGAATACCGGCGCGCCGTGCCGGAAGGCTTTGTTCTGGACGAGGAAGAGCGCCTCTATGCAGAGGCGCATGCTCTGTCGCTAGCGCAGATGGCCTGGCGTCGCGCCAAGATCCAGGAACTCAAGGATCCGCTGCTTTTCAGGCAGGAATACCCCGCGACGGCCGCCGAGGCGTTCCAGTTTTCCGGGCACGACAGTTTCATCAGGCCGGAAAGCGTTGTCGCTGCCCGCAAGGCAACTTGCGAGCCGATCGGGCCATTGGTGATCGGCGCCGACCCCGCGCGGTTTGGGGACGATCGCTTCAGCCTCGCTTGGCGCCGGGGCCGGAAGGTGCTCAAGGTCGAGAGCCGCCAGAAGATCGGCACTGTCGAGGGGGCGAATTGGTTGAAACAGGTGATCGACGCCGAGAACCCCGCCCGCGTGTTCATCGATCTCGGCGGCGTCGGGGCGGGCACTTTTGACATCCTGCAGAGCTGGGGTGCGCCCTATGACAGGATTGTGGTGGGCGTGAACTTCGGCGGCGAGCCGCAGGAACCTGTGGAATATATGTCCGATGGCTCGAAGCAGCCGGGACCACGGAACCGGCGCGCCGAGATGTGGAAGCGGTCGCGCGATTGGCTCGACGCGGTTGGCGGCGCGGACATCCCCGACTCGGACTCCCTCCAAGCCGACGCGTGCGCTCCGGGCTACAACTACGATATGAACCAGCGGCTGGTGCTCGAAAGCAAGGAGCGCATGCGCGGTCGTGGCGTGCGGTCCCCTGACGAGTGGGACGCGGTCGCGTTGACCTTCGCAGAGCCGGTCAAAGAGCGGCGCGCAAGGCTGATCGCGGCCGAGCGGCCGGCGTATACCGACCCAATAGGCTCGCCGCATGAGTGGATGGCCTTTTGAGGCGACGCACGCGATTGGTCCGACGCCCTTGGCGTTGGAATCGCGTCTCCGATCTCGCGGACTATCAGCTCCGAAGCCGCAGGATCATGGAGAAATGGGGCCGCTATTTGGCTCCAGGTATTTCGCATGTGCTCACGATGTGCAGCTGCTGTTGCGATTGGATCGGGAGCGCGCAAGTAGTGATGAGCTAGCAATTCGACAATGAGAACTTCAAGGCCTATTGATCGACAGATTGTCTTGATCTCTCCGCGCTCGGAATCCTCGTCTGACATTGGCGTGCCTCCGCGAAAAATGACCGTCGTAATTTGCCCCTGTTAATCAGGGGGCCATGCCTCTAGATTATGTCGATTCGCCGCTTCGGTTAGGGCGGCGATTCGGCTTTTGGAAGGGTACGAGGCCGGCTTATGCAGGCTAAATGTAGTATGTTTTCAGATGGTTGGCAGAATAGCCTTGGCGCAATCGTCATGGTTGCCGGAGCTTCTTCCGCTCGCGCGGAATGCGTCAGCAGCAGCCGGTAGAGGGGGAACCGAGATGCGTGCGATGTCGCCAACGAGCGCGAATACCACGCCCTCTAAGAGCGCCGCGGGGAACGTCTTAATGTTCATGTTCTCCGCGAATCCGCAGTAGCCGGCGATGAAGGGGTTGGTGATTATGTCCTTCTCGTCGATGTCGAACTCAGCCAGCACGGAGGCACCGAAGTCGCGGTTCGTAAGGCGGCTCTCCTCGCACATGAGCATCGATTTGCCGAAGCCACGACCCTCACTGTCGCCGGTGTGGCTCGACCAGATCGCGCCGGTCGTCTGATGCACATCGTGATCGAGCGGCACGATGAAGAACTTGCGAAGAAATTCTTTAAGGTGGGCGCCGTACATTTCTCGTAAGTAGAAGCCCGGATTATCAGGGTTGTAGATATCGGCAACCTTGAACGATCCAGTCAGATAAAACTTGTCGCGGAGCAGGTCACGTTTGGACGTCTTACGGGCGAGTGCCACATGGGCCTCCATGAGCTTTCAACGAGGCGAATATCTGCCCGCTTCAACGCCGTTGCAATTCACGTGTTGTTATGGCGAGAATATTTCTGATCTGGCGATCCGTCTCGATGGAACTCGGCGGAAATGGGAGAATCGCACTAATATTTATAGCAAGAACTATTCTCGCCATAACGATCGGGCGGCACCGCCGAGCGCAATTACGCCTGGGTTGCCGCCGAGCTGCCGGGTTAGCTGACCGTGTTCTTCTCGCAGAGATACTCGAACAGTGATGACAGTGCCGCCAGCCGGTTCCGGCGTGTGGGGCCTTCGAGCCCGCGGACAGGCGCCCGGTTGTAAGCCCCGTAGAAGGGCAAGGGTGCTCGCGTTGGAACTCCCGCGCCACTTTCTCGGGATCGGTACTCTTTCGCTGACAGCGGGCTCGCGCAAGCAAGGGCGACGGCCAATGCGACGATGGTCTCGACTCTGGTCATCAGGACCTAATGCCAAGCGATCCAGACGAACAGGGTAGTTAGGCGTTTATGGGGGCATGAACGAGAATTTTGTTCTCGTTGCTGGTCGGAGTAGGTGGCAGGCCGACGGCGTGTAAAAGCCGATCAGCGTTGAAGCGTTGGTAGAGGCGATCGAGCAGCGAGTGCTTGCGTGGCGGGAGGGCTGCGTCACCGGGGACCGGGCGCAGGCGAGCGGCAGTCAAG